TTTCGTCATCGACAAGATTACGAATCATCCTACCGAAGCGTTGAGCAAGCTCCGCGGTGTGGGAACCCACAATCAGCTTTGTATCAGGGTTTCTACCCATAAGATACGCCGGAAACAGGTAGCTCCCAAGCTGGGACTTGCCATGACGAGGAGGCATCGCGATCATCAGGCGTTTGCACTCGCCAGAGATTACACGATCAAGGGCTTTGGCGATACGTTTGTGGTGTTCCCCAACGAGCATCTCGGGCCAGACGTACTGGCAGAAGCTGAGGAAGTCAGTGGTTGCACGCTCCTGCGCTTCAAGAAGTTTGAGGCGAAGCTCCAAGCGAAGCTGTTCGTCCTGTACGTCATCGGGTTTTATAGAGTGCATAGGCCACGTTTTGAAATTTGCATAAATATAACCCCTGATTGCATTTAAAACAACAAGGGGGGTCTTTTGGCTAGGCCAAGTTTAAAAAGGTTTGAAATTTGGCAGAAACAGGGCGAAGGTTTCGGCTGCGCTTGACGGGCTGTTTATGGCCCTCCCCCCTCTAAAGGATGTAACCCTATACGTAGACAACAGAGGTAACAGCGGGCCCGCCCACCCCCGCCACCACCTATAAGGGAAAAAATAAGAAAAAAAGAGTAAGGGTAAACACCGATGGCATGCCATCGGTGCCTGTGCTATGCATACTGGGCCACAGGCCCAGTATTACTATACTCTGTATAGTAATACACCGGCTGACAAAAAAGGCAGCCAGTCGGCTGCCTTCATGTTTGTGATTTCTAGGTTGTATGTACATACAACCTAGACCAGCGCTTACTGGTTCACGTGTAGGCCGACTAGGTCACCGGCCTCTGCTCTTTCTTTCGCTAATTTCTTAGCTTCATAATCAGCGCGGGCCGTGGCCGACTTGGTCTTGGCTTCGGCCCGTGTGGTCAGGACCATGTCTTCTACACTGATACTTGCACCAGTTGTTGGATAGTACCAGTTGGTTTCATCGCCTGAAGACCATGACCACTCACTGTCAACTTTAGTGAGTGTGATCAGGAAACCGGCCAGTGCCTGAACATCTTTAGATGGCATGCCATCTGGTAATGCATAACGTTGGCCGTCTAATGTAATGACTTTGGTCATAATGTGCTCTCTTCTTTCTAGGGTTTAAGTTCACTGGACCGGCTGGTCCAGTGCATGAATTATATCACGGATTAGCGTGATACTTCAACAGTAAATGTTAAACAACGTGCCGCATCTGTCACCTTGTCGTCTAGGTTGTTATCCATCCACTGCTCAATTGCGTCGTCCACATTGTAATCGGTGATGTCGAAATTGTTCGACATCCAGTTACTGATCTGGTCATCGATGTCGTCATTCTCGAGCACTGTCATCATCTGGTCTCGGAGATTTGTCTGCATCCAGTCCCCAATTTTTTCATCGATGTCATTCAATGAAATGTTCAAGCGCTCGCCAACAATTTCATTGATAACTTCAATGTGGCGCTTCTCTACTTTAGAAGCGACATCGGAGACAAGCTTGTCATACAAGCCACCCAATAACGTAAGTAAATCTGACTGGTCCATTTCTCTATCCTTTCTAGGGTTGTATCTGATCCGCTGATCAGACAGGTGAATTATACATCGGTTTTACTAGGTTTGTACACGTATTCTTTAAATTCTTTTTTGATTATCTCTTCTAATATTTCTCTTAACGTATGGTAATTAGCATCGGTCAAAGCTTCAAGGAACACGGCGCAAATGTCTTCGCCATCCCATTCGCAACAACGGGAAACGTGCACGGCCAAACGGGGAATATCTGCATCGTCAATCATTTGAGCTCTCCAAACAATGTGTAATGCGCGGTGAAGTCATTGCCATCCAGTGTGTCAGCGATACGCAATTTCTCACTCTCGCGCACATGTGCTTGAATGGCGAGCAAAGCATCGGCCAAACGTTCCTGCCAATTGTCACCCCCTGCAATATTAATGCTAAGGGTCATTTGAATCGTATCCATCTCTCTATCCTTTCTAAGTTGAGCACACAGTATACCACCGCGCCAGCACTTTGCAACAAATAAAACAAAAAAAGATCAGCGGGCCCACCCACCCCCGCCACCACCATTCAAGGGAAAAAATCAAAGAAAACAAAACCGGCTGCAGAGAAAAAACCCGCGCGCCTAACGGCGCGCGGGCCATGGGCCACGGCCCATGGAGCAAGGCCCAAGGGCCAAGCGCCACGTTGACAGTGGCGAGCGTCAGGGGCCGAGGGCCTAGTTTATAGGGTATTCATTAACCAACCGATAAGCACAAAAAAACCAACCGGCCGAGAGTGAAAAACCATCGGGCCGGTCGGCTAATTGCACTGGTTAAGCGGACAGTAATTCTAAAGCCCTATTTTTAAGGGCCGCACCGGTTCCAAACCACGCCGATTCAATACGGGTATTGTCAGATCGTCCGCGCTCATGATCCACTAATTCAGTGACCGCATTCAAGGCCGCCCACCTTGTACCGGCCACGCCCTGAATATCCGAACCGATAGCACGGCCATTAAATAATTCAATGATTCGCTTAAATGCGCGAGATTCATTAATGGCAATTTTTCCGGTGTGGTAGGGCTTCAATAATTCAGTAACGAACGCGTCGCATTCTTCGGCCGTCATTGTCTCGCCGGCTAATTTGCGGGATTGAACTAAAAAGCGCTCCCACTGGTTAGCCACGATGCCAAGCTGCAGCCGGACATCGTCCGCGTTGAATCGCTCAGAATGTAAAACCCTAATTTGCGATTCGCTGTTATTGACGGCTGCTGTGATGGTGTTATTGCATACCACGCGAACACTGGTGAACTTGGCTATTGTGGCCATGGTTCCATCGTATGACGTGCCAAGCAAAACATAAGGGCGCACTGTGTCACCCTCTACGATATCGGCCCCCTCGTTAACCTTAGCCAAGGCCCAAACCCTCCGGCCATAACTTAAAGCGCCCGCGGTTTCCATGGTGAACCCGCCGAGATCCACAAGCTTACTAAAAAACCCCATTACTTCGGCCGGCTGCACCACGTTATAGCCTTGCGAGACTACAGCTAACGGCGCGCCGGTGTCGCTACGGTGTAGCACTTTGCGATCTGGCCAAGCTTGCGGAGCACTGGTGGCCGGTGTGTTAAATAAAACAGGGCTTTCTAATACGTCATAAGCAAGGCCGGCCTGTTGTGTCCATTCCTGAATTGTCGCGCCCGCTGTTAGCTGTTGCCCTAACTTATGCCAAGGGGCTAACCCTGAGTAAGCTATTGCTGCTGTTCCTGTTGTTGTGTCAATCATGTGTGCCATATCTATCCTTTCTGGGTTAATAAAAACCGGTTTTTTGTGCCGGTGCTTGAATTATACATACTTTTTACACTTTGCACGTTTTATTTACAATTATTTTCAAATTATCCGTAATTATCCAAAAACCACCATAACAAAACCAAAATAACGATTAGTCCAATTATCACGGGGCCCCCAATTCCCGCCCACAATCGCCGGCGATATGGTGGCGCAAAAAAGATCCATGCGGAAGGGTCCGCACAAATTCGCGAAGCGCTGCAGCATCATTAGGCGCGCCCTTTTTTCTGGTGTTGTGCCATTGTATAGCCGTCGGTCCGCTCGCAGCATAACAGCCGCCCTTTTCATCTTTTCCAACTTTCTTTTTTCCGGTGCCATGCGCAACAAATACAACGACAAAATCACGCGCACCACGTGCACACAATGGCCGGCCGCCGCCGCACTGTTGGCAGCTGAAATTGTCGGCCAATTCTGCGGGACAACGGGCAAATTGTACGCCGTGGATTTTACGCGGCCATTGATCGGCCGATTCTAAGGGCGCAGCATACACAGCGGGCCGGCCTAATTCTACGGCGCGCACTGCTTCGGCCGTTGTGTCACAGCTTGCATTTATCACTGTTTTATTTGGCTGAGGGAAAGGGAGCGCTTCGGCCGCAAAATGCGAATATGTCCAAGCTTGACCACCACGCGGGACGCTATCAAAAACGGCCTGTAAATAATCGCTATCTATTTGTGATGTGCCGGTTTCACTTTTCGGGTGAAGGCTGCAGCTTGTGGGGCATGTGCCGTAAGTTTCATGTTCGCCGCTGCGATAAGTAACTGCTATTGGGCCGGTTTTGCTGTTCGCGCTGATTCTGACTGTTTTTAACATTTTCTCTATCCTTTCTGTTGTGAGGGGCCTAGTATATCAACTTTTACGGCCTTTTGTGTGTGATATTTTTTTGTTTTTTTCTGTCTTCTAACAATTAAGGGCATGCTGTTTTCGTCCCATGGCATGACCAAAAAAGGCAAGTCATCCGCGGACATAACGCGCATAAAATCACGAGCGCGAACAAGGGAAGG